TGGGTTTGCCATAATTTTTTATTTCCTTTAGTTGTTTTTTATCCGAAAATCATTGCCATTGCAATAGCTTTTCCTGTTGTTACTCCAGTATCTAATTGAAATGTTGGAGCTGTTCCAGAACCTGTTGATTTTAATATAAACCCTGATGTATTTTCAGAAATAGCGCCAAAAGCACCAGAACTATTAACTTGAACTTGTCCTGTTGTTCCTGCGGGTGAAGTTGAGAATGCAATTTCTGTAATATCAGGGTTAGTAACATGATTACCTTTTGCATTAATAATTTTAGTACTTTTATCAGTAGCTGACCAAGTAACACTTGACCCTGAACCAGAAGCATATTCAAATTCAACTGTTTGTGCACCTGATGTGCCATTTTCTATAAAATAAAAATTTTCTACATCAAGAGGAATGTTAACAGTAATTGGTCCAGTGATTGTACCAGTTAGTTTAATAATTCTTGTAGCTAAAGCTGCCCCTGTGCCACCATCTGTAACAGTTAAAGCTGTTGCACCAGTTCCGTTAACTGCTTGCTCAATATAACCACCTGAAATTTGTTCTATGATATTTAAATTTGTATTAGTTTTTGTTCCCCAAGTACCAGCATTTTCGCCGGTTACCATTAATTCAATACCAAGTCCTGTGTAAGTTGATGCCATAAATTTTGTTCTCCTATGCTGCGTGAGTTGTATCTACGTCTGTATATGATGTATTGGTTCCTAAGTCAACATCTCCATAGTGTAGAATACCCCATTGCGTATTTAATGTACCATTTATTTCAAATCCAGTCAAACCAATAACCATTGCTGGTGTAGTAACATCTGATGCATTAAGGGTTCCAGTAGCCAGTAAACTGTCTGTAATAGTGACCCCCGTATTATTAATAGGTACAATTGCACCTACTGAACCAGTGGCTAATAAGCTATCTGATATAGAAACAGTAACAGCTGTTTCATTAATTAAATTACCCACTCTTCCAACTATTTGAAAGCTAGGTAAAATAGGTGTAATACCATCTGTTGTTACAACAGTTCCTAGACTTCCAGTCATTTCAAAAGCTGTTAAACCTATTTGAACATCATCTCCTGCATTAATACCTAAAGTACCTAATGAAGCTGTTGCTAATAAACTATTAGTTAAAGTTAAATTTGAATCATGGAAAGGTGTTAAAGGTGCTACAGTACCTGTCATTTCTAAACTAGTTGTTATAACTACAGGTGTTTCTACAAGAGTGGTTAATGTCCCAAGTGACATTGTAATTGGAAAAGCTGGAAGTGTTTCTTTTCCTGCATTAACACTACCCCAACCATTTTCTCCCCAATCTAAAGTTCCCCAACCAGGCTCTTGAACTACATTAACTTCCGCTGCGTTAAGTGTACCTGTTATTTCAAATCCACTTAAAGTAACATCTTGATCACCTTGTTGAGCCCATCTTCCTTGACCCCAATTTAATGCACCCCATGTAGTTTCAGTAAGATCTACAATTCCACCCATACTAATACCATGAACATAACAAGCAAAATAAAAATCAACAGTATCTCCGGCTGTTTGAGTAATCTCTATAAATCTAGAAGTTGCAGCATTAAAAGTGCTTGTGTTAAAATAGTCAGCAGAACTTACAGCAGAACCATCTAAAGAATAAGTTACATTATTAGTAATGACACCTGCTCTCATAGTTGCCGTATCAGTACTATTGGAATTTGTAAAAAGTAAAGGATGATTATTGTTCGAAGAATCAGACTGGTCTAATCTAACTGTTGCTGCAGCTACCCATGGAAAAGTCCAATTTAAACTTCCACTAGTTGTGGGTTGTGCTCCATTAAAAAAATAAACGTTACCTGAACCACCTGTTAAATATGGTGTGCCTGTTGCGACTGTAACTGTGAAAGTTGTGTCAGCCATAGGGTTTAACTCCCTATGATGTTAATCTGATAATTGCAGATGTTGCGTTATTAGTTGGAAACTCAATAGAAAAAGTTCCATTAGAAACTGTTTTTGCTCCACCAAAATCAACCACACAAACTACTTTGTTAGCTGATCCTCCACTAGTATTATAAATCATACAACCATCTGTTGTAAAAGTTGCTGAAGTCCATGAATTAGTATTTGCTGTAGATAAATCTGCAAAAGAAGTAAATGATGTTGTTGTAGTCGTACCAACACCAGATAAAGTTAAAGTTCTTCCACCTGCTGTGTACGCTGTTGCTGTTGCACCACCGTTAGTAGTTTTATCACTAACTTCGTTTGTGTTAGTAGGAACGGCGTTAGCATCTGCAGGAGCTGCGTAAGCAGTAGTAGTAGATCCTAAAGTTGCATTAACAAATAATGCTAATTTAAATGTATTACCACCCGCTGCAAAATCATGTTCACCACCAAGTAATTCTGCTTTGAAAGTATTTGTAAGTGCTGATGTTATTGCCATAATTTTTATCTCCTAATTTGTTTTACTTTGAAGGGGAAGGAGAGTCAATATATAATCTGATGGTTCCATCATCATAATCATCTCGTCTTCTTCTTCCAACTTGCTCAATTGCAAACTTTTCAACTTCATTATTATATCTTTGTTCGTAGTATGTCAACATATCCATTGGGCCTTTTAAAAACCCAAATGCTTCCACTAAACAAGCATATAAGAGTCCATTTGGAAAATTAATGCTTAAATAGTTAGTTGTATTAGCAGCACTTAATCCTATGGGTCTTTTAAGAAAATTTACTTGAAAAGTATATGTTTTATCGGGACATGGTGCAAACATGATTGTTCCCGAAGAACTGTCTGTATTACCATCCATAGTAGTGGTTCCACCAAACATAGCATAATACTTAGGTAAACCCCTACCCGTAGTTTCACTATTACCTTGATCTGCAAACTTATTAAACTCATTAATAAAAGTTACATCTCTTTTTTCTAAATATACTTGAGTATCTGGTGTAGTATCATCTTCTGTAATTTGAATAGATCTAACGGCCAAACATCCTGCAGGTGCATTAATATATTGTTGTCCTACAACCAATGAACCTATTTTAGAAGCTCTATCAGAGTCTACATTTACATCTCTTAAAATTCGTAAACAAGCATTTCCAATAAATTGATCAGTAGTAGTCGCCGTAAATACCGCAGTATCTACTTCACAATAACTTTGTATTGCTGTGGTTAAAGTTGCGTATGTGAATCCGTCATTTACAAATGCCATTATTGTGGTCCTATCGCTTTTAATGTTACTGGTCCTGAGGATGTATTATAACCTCCCCCGCTGATTTGTCCAGTAGTTGCTGTTCCAGCAGTAGTTACATGATAATTATTTAAAGGATCGGAAAGACATCTTGCAGTATCTCCAGCAGTGTGAGCTGCAGCTGTACTTGAAAAAGTACCCCTTACAACTCCTTCTAATTCATTTGTAGAACTAATCCCAGTATAAACCAAAATTTCTGTACCCATTTTAACCGCATTAATAGGTGTACCACCAGAGAAAAAATTCACGCTTCCTGGTGTACGAGGACTTTCTACTTCAAATCCAGTTTGACTAGTTAAAATAATTCCAGTTGTTTGAGTTGCATCAATAGTTGTAGTAATTGTTGTTGTTGTTAAAATACGTCTACCTGGAATAATAGTAAACCCATTAGCATCACAAATTTGAGCTCCTGTAATTCCATCAATAGCGGCAATGTTATTAAATACTCCAGCAATTCCAGAGGGTCCTCTAAATCTTACATAACTTCCATATTGTCTTCCATGATTTTCTTCAAAAATATTTATAATACTACTACCAGCAGATAAAGTACTAATAGGGTTAAAACTTAAAAATCTTAAACTGTCTGGTGAATCTTGTTGAGGCCTTGTTGTAGGTAAAGCCGTTGGATCAGCCGCACTTGGTTTTGGATTTAGTTGTGGTTGTTTAGTTTCAAACTCTGAATAATGTACAAATAAACCATTCCATTGTGTAAGCATTTCATTCCATGGAAATGATTGACCACTAATGTCTGATATTGCTAATGAGTATCTTCCTTGTGCAAATCTTGCCATAATTAAGTTCCAGGATAGTATGTTTTCGGTGTAATGTATGTACTTGTTTCCGAACCATCCGCTGCCTCCGCTCTTAGTAATTCATCTTCGTATAACATTTTTAAATTTTGTGTTCTCTCTGGTGAATATTTTAAACTTAAATAATAAGCTAAACCTGCACACATACATGGCATGTAGTAATAAGGAACATCTACACCATTAGTATAATTTCCAACATCATCTATTCTATCCATGTAAAAAAATTGAATTCTATCTCCAGCTTGGCTTGCACTTGGAGTTGTGTATAAAGTTATAGTTACTCTATCAATAAATCGTTGAACCCAATATTGAGAAGGTTGTCCTGTTGCTAATTTATTTGATAAAGAAGAATAAGTAGATCTATCAATCTTAGTTAATGGACTATCTGATTGACTAGTGGTTCCTGCATTGTTTCTATAAGAAGCTTCAAATACATCATCAATTCCATAAGCGGCATTTCCATCACTATCTAACAAAGTAGACGTACCATCGGTAGTTGAACGATAACCAATATATTCTTTTGTTCCTGTTACAAGAGTTGCATACCCATCACCAATTTGCCAAAGATGAATTCCTCTATTAGCCCATTCTTGAAAAAGTAAATTTAATGATCGTCTAGCAGTTTTTAACTGGTAACCAGCAACTCCTCTTAGTCCACATCTTTCATATCCTTCTTCTATAATTTCATCAATAGAAAAATTTTTTCCAAAAACTGTAGTTCCTGAAGTTGTATTTGCCATGTAATCCTAACCGTCAAAGAAGAATGTTGCTGAACCTAAACCTGTTACGTCTGTGTATGCTCCATTTCTAAACAAGATACCATTATCTGGAATATACGGATCTGTTTGATTAGTTACTCCACCAGGAATACCAAGTTGTAATCCAATTACTCCTGTAATAGATGAATCTCTAACAATTAAACTAACTGCACCTGTTGAAGCATGGACATGCATTCCTCTTAATCTTGTTCTACCAGAAAAAATTGGTCCTGACGCAGAAGCATTAGTTCCTATAGATAAACTTGTAGCAGTTGTAGGTTTTGAAATACTTGTAACTGAAGTAAATACTTGTGTTGTGTCGTTATCTGCAGAACCTCCGGGGCCTGTGTGTGTTGCAGTAATTGCTAAACCATTTTCATCAGTTCCCACAATTGTAAAAACAATTGCGTTAGTTGTAGCACTACCTGATGTAAATTTTAATGTAGTTGCAACATTACTCCAATTATCAAATCCTGCTGCCGTAGCTGCTAAAACAATATCTGCAGTTCCCGCAGTTGTTTGGTCAGCGGCTACATTAGTTGTACTAGCACCTAAAGGTGCCATGTATTTTGCTTTTATTGCTGTTACATTACTCATAATTTTTCCTTAATTTTTGTGTGTGGGCCGAAGCCCACACTAAATTATTATACTGTTGCTGACCAAGGTTTAACAGGTGCACCATTAGAATTAGTAGTACACTGAATATCCCATTGTGTTGCAGAAATAGCTGTAGCTGTAATTATAGCTCCTTCTAACCCACCTGTAGTTCCTCCATTAAGAGTTAATGTATCCGCTCCAGCAGTAGTTAACGCTGAATGCACAAAACCTACATGAGTTGCTGCTAAATCATCACCAGTAATTGAAAAACCTGTAAAGGTAGTCGCTGCATCTGCTACTTTAAGTATAAAGCTTCCTGTAACAGTAATCCCAATTATAATTTTAAAACTAATACCAATATTATTGGTATTGTCATAATCAGTTTCACCCGCAACATTGCTGTTAGCTCCAGATAAAATTGCCGGTAAAATTACAGTAGCTGCGTCTGCATCTGTTCTTAAAAGTACTCTTCCAGCAATATCTGATGCAAGTATTTCAGTTGCGACTGCAGGTATTGTTAATTTATTTACAATTGTATTTGTTCCATCAGCTATTGCTGTGGAATTTGTCATATTTGGTCCGGTATTTATAAAGCCATTCTTTGAAATGACTGGTCCCGAAAAGGTTGTTCTTGCCATGATTGTATTCTCCTAGTTATTTGAATACCGTCTCTAGGCCGTCGACCATACTGCGTCGATACTCAAAATTAATTTATGTATAGTAGGTTTTTTATATACTATTTTAGATGTGGGTGCAATAGGTCTTAATTAGTGACGTTAACTGCCTGTAAATACCTGCAACAAATTAAGATTTTACCTTTGCTTGGTGCTGTCCCATTAACATCAAATGCTACAAATATATCTTTATCTGATTCATATGGAGTGCTATCACCCTCACTAATATCTAAATGTTGAGTTACTTGAGTACTTGATAAATTACCCATATTTGTTAAAGAATTATATACAACTCCTGTATTAACAGTAGCATCCGCTGTATCATACTCTGTAAAATAATTAGCATCAAAAGTTCTTACTCCAGAACTGTTTCTTTTATTTGTAGAACTAAAACCAATTAAAGCTGTTGTTCCATAATTTAAACCATGATTATCAGGTATTGTTGCTGTTAATTCTGTAATTCTTGAGGAAGCAGGAATAAGAATATTATTTGCTAAATTTTTATCGACTGTATTTGTATCTTCATCCATAGGAGTTTCGTTCCATAAAGATCTACACGGCATCCATACTGTAGTTAGACCACCCGATTGAGGATCAAATCCAACATCACAACCAGAAGCTA